CCGCTTCGTGAAGCTCGACTCGTCGGGCAACGTCGTGCTCGCTGCGACCGCTGGAATGGCCGCTCTCGGCGTGCTGCTCAACGCGCCCGCGTCGGGCGCCGTCGCGATCGTGCGCCGCCGCGGCCGCTGCCGCGTGCTCTTCGAGGAGGCCGTGACCGAAGGCGTGCACGTCGCCGTCGCCGTCACCACGGGCCGCGCGAAGATCTGCGTCGCGGGCACCGTGTCGGCCTCCAACGTCGTCGGGAGCTACTCGATGGGCCAGTGCATCGAGGAGTCGTCGGGGGCGGGCGACCTCGCCCTGGTCGACGTCCAGCCCTCGGGCGTCATCCCCACCACCCTGGCGTGATCCGCCAGCCAACACCTCACCGCTGAAGGAACACCCCAGTCATGTCTCTCCAGATCACCCCGTCGACGATCCGTGACCTCCGCGTCGCGATCAACCTCACGCTCACCAAGGGGCGTGGGATGGCGAAACCGTTCTGGTCGCGCCTCGCCGCCAAGGTCAGCGCCAACACCAAGCACGTCTCGCTCCCGATGCACGCTGCGACCGCGCGTCTGCGCCGCTGGGAAGGCGAGCGCAGGGTCGTGGGCGGCAAGGCGTACGACTACCGCATCACGCCCGAGCGCTTCGAGCTCACGCTCGGCATCCCCATCGAAGAGATCGAAGACGACAATATCGGGGCGTGGACCAACACCCTCCTCGACATGGGCGTCCAGATCGAGCTCTGGCCTGACGACCTGGTCGCCGAGGTGCTCCTCGCGGCCGAGACCGGCCTCGGCTTCGATGGCAAGCCCTTCTTCGCGAACGATCACTCGCTCAAGGTCGGCACGACCATCGACAACCTCTTCGGGAGCACGTCGCTCACGAAAGAGAACGTCGCGGCGATCATCGCCGAGATGAAGAGCTGGGTGGGCGAGGACGGACGCCCGCTCCACGTGGAGCCCAACCTCCTCGTGGTGCCTCCCGCGAAGGAAGATGCCGCGATCGAGATCTGTCAGAACAGCCTCATCGCGAAGGTGTTCGGCTCGAACACCGCCGCGGCGGGCATCGACAACACCATGCGCGGTCGCCTCGAGCCCCTCGTGCTCCCCGAGATCTCCGCCAACGCGGGGGGCAGCGACGACGACTTTTACATCCTCGACACGAGCCATCCCACCAAGCCCCTCGTCTGGGTGGAGCGCGTCGCGCCGGTGATCACCAACAAGAACAACGCCACCGACGAGAACGTGTTCAACGACGACGAGATCCGCGTCGGCGTTCGCGCGCGCGGCATCGCGGGCTACGGGCCCTTCTGGCTCGCCGCGAAGGGCAAGGGCTGATCTCCCTCGCTGACGTCTCTGACGTCGCTCCCTCCTCGCACTCCCGCCACTGAACCCCGCCCTCCGAGCGCACATCCCCCTCTCTCGCTCGGCCTCGCCTTCTCACGAGCACCACCATGACCGCTTACGCCGCCCGCACCGACCTCACCCGCTTCGGCATCTCGGAGAAGGCGCTCACCAACGTGAGCACCGAGACGCAAGACGCGGCGCTCGAAGCTGCGTCGCGCGTCGCAGACAGCTACCTCCGCTCACGCTACGCGCTGCCCCTCACGGGCTACGGCGACGACCTCAAGCGGGCCGTGTGCGCCATCGCCGCGTGGGATCTCCTCTCGACGCGCGGCTACGACCCCCACCGAGGCAGTGACGAAGCCGTGCGCATGCGCGCTGACGACGCGAAGGGGTGGTTGAAAGACATCAGCGCTGGCAAAGCCGCCGTGAGCGGTGGCGTGACCACGCCGGGCCCGTCGCGGCCCTCGCGCGTCGCCACGGCTGCCAGCGTGCGCAGCGATTCGAAGCGCGGCTGGTGATGAACAACCTCCGACAGACCGGCCCCGACCTCGACGAGCTCGTCGGCGACGTCGAGCGCTTCGCAGGCGACCCCGCGACCACGTCGCGCGTCGTCGCAGCGCTCGGCGACGCGGCGGAGCGGCTCGTGGCGTCGGGCTTCACGGCGAGTCGTGCGCCCGATGGCACCATGTGGGCGCCGCTCAAGAGGCCGCGTATCGGCCTCGGCGGACCGTTGCTGCGCACGGGTGACCTGCGCTCCGAGGCCTCGCGCGCCAACTACGGCCCCAACGGCTTCGTGATGCGCGTCGACTCTCCGAAGGCCGTTCACCAGCGCGGCTACCGCCGCCGCAACCTCCCCGCGCGCCCGTTCTACCCCTCCGCGCAGCTCCCCCCGGCGTGGGAGGCCGTGCTCGAAGCAGCGGCCGACGCCGCGCTCGAGGTGCCCCGTGGCTGAGATCGGTGATCTCGACACCCTCGTTGACGCCGTGATGCCCGACGTCGTGACGGAGGTCGCGGGCACCACGCACGACCTCTCGACGCGCGCGATCGACGAGAACGCCGACGCGCCGCGCATCGTGTGGGTGCCAGACGGCGACCAGTGGGGAGCTCCGCAGAAGAGGCCGCGCGGTGGCGGCTCGACGGGCCGCGCGCTCGCGACCGTGATGGCGGGCGTCATCGTCCACGTGTGGGGCATCGACAGGGCGCAGACCTGGGCGCTCGTCTGCGCGGTCGTGCGGTCGCTGAAGAAGCACTGCGGCGGCGCAGACGAGTTCATGCGCATCGGTCGCGGCGCCTGGCAGTCGACGCAGGGAGCGATGACGCGCGGCGAGAGCTACCAACTCGCAGTGAGCGTCGCGATCGACGTGCCCGCACTGCCCGATCCGCCTCGCATCGTTCGAGTCACTTCCGCGACGGTCGAAGCTCCCGACGCCGTCGCGGGCGATGGGTTCATTGACGCCAGCGAGACTGGCTGAGAGGTCACACATGGGAACGTCTTCGATCTCCGCGACCATCACGGATCGCGGTCTGGGCCTGCGTCGGGGTGCGGCCCGCCCCATCTGCGTCGTGGGCTGCTCGAGCTCCGGCTCGGCTGCGACGCCCACCGAGTGCGTCAACAGCACTGTGCTCACGTCGACGTTCGGCCACGGCATCGGCGTCGAGGCCGCCGCGAAGGTCATGGAGATCACCGGCGCTCCGGTCATCTTCTGCCGCACGGCGGACGACACCGCGGGCAGCGCTGGCAGCGTCACGCGTACCGGCACGGGCCTCGACGCCGACGCGTGGGCCATGGCCGTGAGCGGCACGCCGAACGACGCCTACAAGGTCCGCGTGAAGGTCACGAGATCCGGGGCGACGCTCGCCGCGCTCACCGCGTGCGTGCGCATCTCGCTCGACGGCGGCGAGACCTACCAGCCCGAGATCCCGGTGCCGTCGAGCGGCGCCATCGAGATCACCAACACCGGGCTGACCATCACCTTCGACGACGACAGCGGCGCCGACGAGGCCTTCGCGGCCGACGTCTATGCCTTCGACTGCACCGCCCCGGTGTGGTCCACGTCGACGCTCGGCGCGGCGCTCACCGCCCTCGAAGCGAACACGGCGCCCGAGCACGATGGCGTGCTCGTCGTGGGCAGCGTCTCTGGCGCGAACATCTTGACGGTAAAGGACTCGCACGACCGGCTCATCGCTGCGAGCCGCGCGCGGTGGTTCCTGTGCAACGCGCGCGATCAGGGCTCGGGCGAGTCCATCGCTACGTGGGTCGGCGTGCTCACCGGCGGGAGCCCCGGGTTCTCGGCGCACACCGCGAACCTCATCGCGATCAACGCCTCGTGGTGCGACATCGACTCGGCCTGCATCGGCGGCATCTGGCGCCGTCCGGTGTCGTGGCTCCTCGCCGCGCGCCTCGCGCAGACCGGCTTCGCGGAGCACCCCGGACGCGCGCGCACGGGTCCGCTCGAAGGAATCCGTGCGGGCTCGCTGCACCAGGACTTCAGCAACTCGACCGTCGCCCTCCTCGACGCGCGGCGCTTCATCGGCGCGCAGACGATTCAGGGCCTCACGGGCTACTACGCGACCGACCGCACGACCGCGGCGGACGGCTCCGACTTCATGGCGATCATGAACGTTCGGGTCATCTGCTACGCCGAGCGAATCGCGATGGCGAAGATGGCCGAAGAGGTCAACGAGGACTTCACCACCACCGAAGCCGGAACGCTCACGAGCGAAGACGCCGACGCGCTCGACGCGTCGCTCACGGCCTTCCTCGTGCGCGAGCTCGTCGACACGGGCTACGCGAGCGCCGCGGCGGGTCTCGTGTCTCGCACCGCCAACATCGTCGCGACGCCCACGCTGCCCTTCACCATCAGGGTGAGGCCCCGCGGGTACGCCAAGAACATCACGCTCGACCTGGGCTTCGCGCTCAGCGTGGGAGGCTGAAGATGGCCGCCATCATCAACGGCATCGAATTTTCGTGGGCTGACATCCGAGTGAAGGTGAAGGGCAAGGAGCTCGTCGCCTTCAAGGGCATCAGGTACGGCGACAAGGTCACGCGCGAGAAGGTCTACGGCGCGCGCCGCCACGCCATCGCCCGCACGCGCGGCAAGGTCGAGGTCGACGACGGCAGCATCACTATGTTCGAGAGCGAGGCTCGCGAACTGATCAACATCCTCGGTGATGGCTGGGCCGACGTGCTCGTCGACGAGATCGTGGTGCAGTACGGCGGAGAGGGACAAGAGACTCACACCGACGTGCTCGAGCAGGTCTACTTCGAGGGGCTCGAAGGGGGCGGCGAAGAGGGCAACAGCGCCTTCGAGCGCGAGGTGCCGTTCAGCTGCATGAAGATCAAGCGCGACGGCAAGTACATCGTCGCGCGCAACGCCTGAGAGGAAATCGACGACATGGGACGCATCACCGACGAGGAGCTCACCGAGCTCCGCAAGAAGCACCCCCGCGGCGTGAAGGTATTCGAGGTCGTGCCTGAGGATCAGGTCGAATCCGCGGAGCCCGCGACGCTCGACGACTTCGTGTTCCGCAAGATCGACCGCGCGACGCACACCAAGTACCGCAACCTCGCCCGGCGCGCGCTCGCGCAGGGCACCGGCGGCGACGAGCCCGCGACGCTCGCGCGGGAGCTGCTGGTGTGGCCCGCGCTCGACGAGTTCGATGCGCTCAGGGACAGGGCTCCCGCCATCGTCGAGGACATCGGGTATCGGATCCTCGCCGACGCTGACGCGGGGCTCGCGGTGCGCGAGGGAAAGCGCTAACGCTCGCGCGCGAAACCTCGTCGGAGGATGCGCAGGCAGCGGCCGACTGCCTGCTCGCACTCTTCGGGCACGTGCCCGACGACGCCACCGACGAGGCCCGCGCGGGCGCTCTGCTTCTCGTCGACCACATCGCGCTCCAAGACGCCTACGTGAAGGGCGTCGCCAAGATGTTCAGCGCGAAGCCCTCGGGGTCGACGCGCAATCCGCCGCCTCGCTCACGCCTCCGTCGCTGAATCATGGCAACGCGCACCACCTGGGAACTCAGTCTCAAAGCGAAGGGCGGCGCTCAGGCACGCGCCCTCGCTCGGGACATCCGAGACCTCGACGCGTCGCTGCGCTCGCTCGGTGAGTCGTCGGGGGCGCTCTCGAAGGTCTCTGCGGACATGGGCGCGGTGCGCTCTGCGCGCGCCCGAATGCGAGCGGAGCGCGCCGCGGGTGACGAGACCGTTCGCCAGCAGGCTCGTGCGCAGCGAGCCTTCGACGCGAACGGTCGTGTCGCACGCGCCGTGCAGCGTGCTCAAGCCCGCGACGAGAACGAGCGCCGACGCATCGGCGAGGGCATCGCGCGCGCCGCGGCGAGGGCAGACCGCGAAGACGCGCGCGCGGCGCAGCAACGCGCGAGGCAGGAAGCGAGCGCCGCTCAGACGGCTGCGCGCGCTGCTCAGGCGTCGTCGCGTCGTTTCGCCAACGCTCGCACGGAGATGACCGACTCCGAGCGCATCCGTCGTGCCGTTGAGAAGGCCCAAGCCCGCGGCCACGTGCTCGAAGGCCAGCGGCGCATGCGCGCTGCTCGGGATGCGACGCGCACCGAGGCCCGCGCGCAGCGAGAGGCCTCGCAGATCGGTCGAGCGTTCCGTGCGAAGCGCGCCGCGGATCAGGCGCGCTGGGATCGACTCCAGACGCGTCAACGTGGCTACGCAGCGCGAGAGGCTCAGCGGGCCGAAGAGGCCGCGCGTGAGCGATCGTCTCGGCGATGGGGTGCGGCTCGCTCCGTGGGCGGTGCTGTGCTCGGTGGAGCCGCGGTCGCGGTCGGTGCTGGCATCGGCATCGCGGGCGCGACGATGAGCGCTCTCAGCACGCTCGTGAGCATGGCGGGAGCCGCTGCGGAGCTCACCGCCAACCTCGGCGGGAGCGTTCTGCAGATGATCGCCTTCCGTGAGTCTGCCCTCACCACGCTCCGCGTGATGGCTCGCGACGCGAACGGCAACCGCCTCACGGGAGCCGCTGCGGCGGGACAGGCGCGCGAGCAGTTCAATTTCGCTCAGACCTTCGCCCGCGAAACGCCGCTCGACGCCCAACAGGGGCTCGACCTCCAGCGGCAGACGAGCGCCGCGGGCTTCTACGGGCAGCGCAACCGCGACGTAGTCGCGGCGGCGGCGGACGTCGGCGCGTTCAACCCCAACGACGAGGGGGCGTCGTCGAGGTTCCTCCTCGGGCTCGGCCAGCTTCGCAACGCCTCGACGGTGCGCCTCCAAGACCTCCGGCAGACGACCTCTGCCGCGGGTCTCTCCGAGGCCGACACGCTGCGCGCAATCGCTCGAGCGGCGGGTGTGAACCGTCGCCAGGGCGAGAGCGACGCGACGTTCAACTCGCGGTTGCAGCGCATGCAGTCGCAGGGGCGCTTCACCGGCGCGCAGGGCGTCGAGGGCGTGCTTGCGGCGCTGCGCGAGCGCAACGGCGGTCCGCTCGGCTCGTTCGCGCGGTCGCAGGGCGACAGCCTCATGGGCACGCTCTCGAACCTCCGCAGCGCCATCTTCGACTTCGTAACCTCGATCGACAACATCGAGAACCTCGGCGGCATCAAGACGCTCAAGGCCGAGCTCAACGACATCGTGAGGTTGTTCACGGGCACGAACGACACCGCGGTCAGGATGCGCGCGGCCTTCGCTGGGCTGGTGAACGACGCGGCTCAGTTCATCGGCTCACTGAGTGGCAAGCACGGCCTCGAAGACACCGTGAACGGAGCGCTCGACGCGTTCGAACAACTCCGCCCTCTGGTGACCGAGGTGGTGAGCGTGTTCGGGGTGAACTTCTGGGAGCCCGTCGCGACGGAGATCCGCTCCGTGTTCGAAGCGTTCAAGGAGGGCGACGTGCGCGAGACCGCGATGGAGGCCGGTCGGCTCGGTCGCGCGATGGGAGAGATCCTCGCGTTCGGCGTCGACATCACCTACGCGATGCTCGTGATGGGCGACGCCGGAACGCAGGCGCTCGGGACGATGCTGCGGATGCTCGATCGCATCACCGACCCCGAGTTCCCTGCTCGCCTCGGGCGCGCGCTCGACCCGCTCAGCCGGCAGAACCTGCTCGCGTCCATCGGCATCGGGCAATCGGGCACCGATGAGCTCATTCAGGAGTTCATCAACATCGGCAACGAGATCCCCGCGGGCATGACCCAGGGCATCGGCGACGGTGCCCCGGCGCTCATCGCGCGGATGCAAGCGCTCAACGCGGAGCTCGCCTCGACGACGCGCAGCGACCTGAAGATCCACAGCCCCTCGCGCGTGTTCGCTGACATCGGCGAACAGATCCCCGCGGGCATGGTGCAGGGCATCGACGGCGGCTCGCGTGACGTCACCAACGCCATGTCGAACATGGTGGCGCCGCAGGGCCTCCCCGGCTTCGGCGGCGCGGGCCTCTCGGGTCTCGGCGGCATGAGCATCACCATCGGCGACATCATCGTGCACGCGCAGAACGAGACGAGCGGCGAGGCGATCGGCGAATCCGTCGTCACGAAGCTCACTCAGACGTTCGAGCGCATGGCCTCGATGGAGGGCCCGTGAGCAAGCTCATCTCCCCGTGGTCTTCGCCCGAGGCGGGCGAGGCGTGGGACCGCATCACCATCGGCGGCGTGCTCTTCACGGGCAAGGTCGACGTCGACGGCACCCCGTGGAAGAAGAAGCGCGACAAGCGCCACAGCCGCGGTCACAACGGCGCGCGCTCGGTCGGTGCGGGCTGGGATCTCGGCGAGTGGACCATCACTCTGATGGCCTTCGACGACACGACAGACGCGCAACTCGCCAACGTCATCGACGTGGTGGTGGGTGACTCACCCACGGCGCAAGACGCGCAAGCGCTCACGATTGATCACCCGGCGCTCGCCGTGAAGGGCGTCAACCAGGTGGTGTTCAAAGAGGGCGACGCTCCGACGCCGAACGGCCCCGGAGGGTTGCTCGTGTGGAAGATCAAGGTCGAGGAGTTCCGGCTCCCCGATCCGCGACCCGTCACGCGCACGCCTGCGCCTGCGCCGCAGAAGGCGCACCGTCCCACGAGCGTCTACAAGACGCAGGCGGGACCGCCATCACCCGGCCCTGAGATGCGCCCCGTTCCTCCGCCCGCTCCCTCCGCAGACCCGTGAGCAGCATCGCAGGACAGCCCGTCGTCTCGTGCACGATCACCGTGCCGCGCGTCGGTGTGTGGGTCGCTGACGTCGTGGCCGACAGCGACACGGCGGTACTCGGCACGGGCACGCTCGACCTCGAAGGCTCGTCGTGGCGTGGCACCGTCGCGCGCGGTGGCGTCGAGCTCGGGCGATGGCGCGGTCGCGTCGTGGGCGGCACGGGCGGACTCGCTGCGCTGCTCGGCCCGATGGCCTACGCCGACTGCACCCTTCGCGACGTGATCGCAGAGACGCTGCGCGAGGCGGGCGAGGAGCTCTCCGCCGACACTGGCGACCTCTCGGCCGTCGTGCGTCGGTGGGCTCGCGTCGCAGCGCCCGCGTCTCACACGGTGGCCGACGTCGCGCGAGCCGCGGGGCTCGTGTGGCGCGTCGGTGGCGACGGCGCGGTGTGGATGGGCGCCGAGACGTGGGCGCCGCTCTCTCTCGGCGCTGACCTCGACGTGACCAGCGTCGACCCGGACGCAGGGCGATGGGAGCTCGCAGGCTCCGCGGCACTCGCGATCGTGCCCGGTCGCACCGTCACGCTCGGAGGCGTCGCCGTGCGTGTCGGCGCGGTCGAGCATCGGCTCGCAGACGCCACGCTCCGCACGGTGGTGCTTGAGGAGCGCGAGACCGATCCCACCAACAGACTCCTCGCGGCCTTCGAAGCGCTGGTGAAGCGCGTCATGCGCCGCGTCGACTATCTCGCCCTCTACCCCGCTCGCGTGGTGGCCCAGGACGGCGACGGCGGATCGCTCGACGTCGTCCCCGACGACCCGCGCGTGACGGTGCCTCGCGGCCTGCCCTACCGCACGCTCGCGGGCGTGGCGATCACGGTGCCCTCGGGCACGCGCTGCCACGTCGGCTTCGAAGGCGGTGACCCGTCGAAGCCGTACGTCGCGCTCTGGGAGCTCGGTGACGTGACGAAACTGGTGCTCGCTGGCGGCACGCACCGCGCGGCTCGTGAGGGCGATGGCGTGAGCGCATCGCCGACGCTCGCCGCATGGATCGCGTCTGTTTCGACTGCGACGGGCACGACTCCGCCCGCTGGGAACATCGGCGCCATCGCGAACGGATCGAACACGCTGAGGCTCCCGTGATCGACTTCGGCACCGACATCAACACGCCGGGCCTCCTCGACCTCGACCCGTTCTTCACGGAGATCAGCGGCGTCGACACCTTCGGCCAGGCGCTCGGCCGGCGCCTCGTCACGGCGCAGGGCTCGCTCGATGACGACCCGCTCTACGGCTACGACGTCCGCGCGCATCTCAACGAGCACGACCCCAACACCGGGGCCATCGAGGTCGCCGTCGCGGCGCAACTCGAGTTCGATGAGCGCGTTGAGCGCGCGAGCGCGGCCGTGACCTTCTCGGCCGACACCTCGACGCTGCGCATCGTGGCCGACGTGCTCACCGCCGCGGGCCCCTTCCGCCTCACGCTCGACATCTCGGCCGTGACCGTGTCTGTGCTCATGGAGGCCGTCTGATGGCGCTCTCGCTCACCGAACTGCTCGCACCGAAGACCGCCGACCAGATCGAAGACGACCTGCTCGCGAGTCTCACGGCCGATGGCTTCCCCGTCACGGCGTGGCAGAGCGGCAGCGTTCCGCGCACGCTCATTCGCATCGAAGCTGTGGTGCTGGCGATGCTCTGGGGGCTCATCGCCCTCGTGGCGCGCGCGGCCTTCCTCGACACCGCAGAGGGCGCGTGGCTCACGCTGCACGCATTCTCGCGCTTCGGTCTGACGCGCATCGCGGCGACCTTCGCACGGCACTCCGTGACCCTCACCGTCGCGAGCGGCGCGGGGCCCTACACGATCACGCCCGGTCAGCTCGTGATGAGCTCGTCGTCGGGGCTCGTGCGCTACCGCAGCACCAACACCACGAACGTCGTGGTGGCGACGGCGAACCCGGCGACGATCACGCTGCAGGCCGAGACCGCGGGCACCACGGGCAACACCGCGCCCGCGTCGATCGTGGCGCCAGCGCTCGCGGGCCTCGGCTTCACGTACGGGAGCCTCGCGGGCCGCGCGCGAGACGAAGAGACCGACGCTCAGCTCCGCACACGATGCCGAGCGCGCTGGGCGACGCTCGCGGGCGGCGCAACGCGCGACTGGTACCTCTACCACCTGCTCAACGCAGTGAAGAGCGACGGCTCGTCGGCGGGTGTCACCCGCGTGGGTTGGATCGCACCGCCCGGCGACAACACCTTCGAGGTGATCGTCGCGGGTAGCGACGGGCCCCTCACCACTGAGGAGCGCGACGCCGTCGAGGCGCACATCACCGACGTCTCGCGCAAGGGCTACCTCGACGAGCCCGCGATCACGAACGCGACGCAGAAGCCCGTCACGCTCGCGGTGACGGTGGTGGTGAGGAGCGAGTCGTTCCGCTCGGCGGCGTTCAGACTCGCAGCGTCAAACGCCGTGAAGGCTGTTGCGGCGGGCCTCGACATCGGCCAAACGCTCGACGTCTACGCCATCGGCGCGGCCATCTATGCCGCGGTGCCGAACGGAGTGAAGAACCTCGCGATCACGACGCCCACGGGCGACACGACCTGCACCGCGCGCGAGGTGATCACCGTCGACACGTCGGCGTTGGAGAGCTCGGGCAACTGGACGGTGGGCTAGATCGACTGACAGCGGCGCTCAAGGCAGACTTCACCGACACGGCACACGACACCGCATGCGCCGCAGTGCTCGATGTGATCGCCGATCACGCGCCCGCGCTGAATGTCCACGCACATCACCGACCCCTGCACGTCGCACTCGAGCACGAACGACGAGCCGCACGTACGAGCGTCGGCCGTCGCATCCTGAGCGTCTGACGCCGCGTCGCGCACGACGTCGCTCGCCGCGTCGACGGATGCCTCGGGCGACGCGTCGGGTGTGACGTCGACGGGGGCATCGGCCGGCGCAACGTCGGGCGCGGTGTCGACCGCCACGTCGGCGATCGGAGCATCGGGGCTCGTCGAAGCGTCAGGGGTGACGGGTTCGGCAGAGCTACAGGCGGCGAGGGCGAAGGCCAGGGCGATGAAGCGCATTGGCCGGATGCTACGCGCCGCGCCCCGACGAAGTCACCCGGCACAAGGAGCACATGGCGACCTACGAAGAACACCAGCCGGGGCGGCACCCCACCTACGTGCGCGGGCGCTGGGGCCTCGCGTGGGGGCGCATCCTCGGCGCCGCGAAAGACCTCGTGCTCGAGGGCGCGAAAGACGCCGTGCGCGCGGGGTTCATCAAGTCCGCGCCCGTCGACGCGCTGCCCTACCACCTCGCCGACGCCGCGCTCGAGGCGCTCCCCGGCGAGACGTCGGACTCGCAGCGCACGCGCGTCGAGGCGGCGTTTGAGAGCGCGCGAGACGCCGGGCTCTATCCGGGCCTCGACCTCGCCGCCGCGCAGCTCGGCTTCGAGGGGTACGTGTTCCGCACCGCGCGGAGCTACCTGCCGGGCCTGCCTCCCGATCACCGCGCCGACCTGCCCTCGACATGGTGGCTGTTCGTGCCGTCGTTCGGCCATCCATGGCTCCGCACCGAGTGGGGTGCGTCGACCTGGGGCTCGGGCACGTGGGGCAGCTCGGCGAGCGTCACCGACGTCGCGAGAGTGAAGCGCCTTCTGCGTGCGCAGTCGCCTGCTCGGGCACGCGCCTTCGTTCGCCTCTTCTTCGACGGAGCAACCGCGTGGGGCTCGTCGACGTGGGGCGCAGGGCTTTGGGGGCCTTCGGGCTCGTGGATCGACTGGACCGTGGAGTGATCAATGCCGCACACGCTGATTGAAACCGCAGAGCACGCCGTAGCCTCCGTCGAGCTTCCGAACAACGGAGAGGCCGATGGTATCGAGTCGATCGAGGCGGCCTTTCAGGAGCTCCTCAACCGCAGCGGCCTCGCCATCGCTGGCATCGCGGGGCTCATGCTCGGCGCCGACGAGTTCGCCGTCGAGCCGGGCGGCAGCGCGAGCACGTTCACCCTCACCGTGGGCGGCGTGAAGGGCCTCGTGCTCCCCGACGACGGAGGCGCCTCCTACAAGGGCTACATCTACACGGGCTCGCCCGCGATCGATGAGACGAAGCTCGTGGGCGGCGGATCGCTCGCGAACAGCACCTGGTACTACGTCTACGCGTTCCCCGATGGGGCGGGCGCGCTCGACTTCGAGATCACCACCACGGCCCCGCGCGCGTCGCGCATCCACAAGAGCGGCAGCGGCTTCGCGGCGAGCTCGCGTCGATACCTCGGCTGCTTTCCCACCGACGGCAGCGGCAACCCGCTCGCGCTCCGCGCCGTGCGCGGCCGCTATCTCTACAACGAGCCCGACGACATCGTGTCGGGCGGCGCCACCGCGAACATCTCGACGTACTCGACGGCGAACCTCGCGTCGCGCGTCCCTCCGCACTCGCGTCACGCGCTGGTGCGCGCGCGATTCACCCGCACCGCGTCGGGCGCGAACATCCTCATGGCCTATGGCCTGCGCACGCCCGGCGCGACCAACCCGAGCTTCGCTCCGGTGCTCGTGAAGGTGCCCTCGCTCAGCGACTTCGACGTCAGGCAGGCCGAGGTGCTCCTCAGCTCCTCGCGCACGCTCGAATACGCCACCACCGCCGCCGACTGCGCGCTCGACCTCGCCGTCGCAGGCTTTCAGGAGTGAACCGCCGATGATCGCCACCACCCTCACCAAACCCGAGCAGCACGCGCGCACCGGCGCGGGCACCATCACCGTCACGCTGAGGCTCTACTACGCGCGGCGTTGGCGTCTCGTGCTGGAGAACAGCAGCGACAGCACCGGCTCCATCACCGCCGTCTCGTGGAAGAAAAGCGCCGTCGGGACGCACTACGGACCTGCGATCTCGCAGACCGTCTCGTCGCCTGTCGCGCCCAGCTCCTCGTGGGGCGCGAGCGACGAAGGCGACTGCGTCGACCAGCTCGAGGTGACCATCACCGTCGACAACACTGCGACGATCACCGCGTCGCTCGTGGGGGTCTGAAAATGCCTACCCATGTCGATGGAGTGACCGAGACGCCGGGCGGTGGGGGTACGCCGACGAGCTATGACCCCGTCAGCTATCACCCCGCGACCGCGGGCGCGTGGACCGCGCGCTCTCCCTCGGGAGGCGGTGTCGCGTCGGTGAGCGGTGGTGAGCTCGTGCTCGTGCAACCCGCCGCGCCCGTCGTGGGCGACCCATACCGCGCGTCGCTCCTGCGCACGCTCGACCCTGACGTCGCCGAGGACGAGGACTTCGAGATCATCCTGCGCATCGCGTCGTTCGCGCTCGATAGCGGCACGCTCTTCACGGTGCA